TATTATCTAACGCAGTAACAGTTGAAGCCGAAATAGATTGAGAGCTACGTGTATCATATTGTGTGTACTTAACTTGAAGTATTTTTCCAGTAACAGTATCGTTACCAGAAGTATCAAGTATACTGTTAACCTTTAGCGTACTCATAAGATCACCCAGTTCCCACCAGATGCTACAGTTACTGTAACGCCAGTGCTAATCTCTATGTCACCTATGCTTGCAGCATTCTTAGTTGCAGCAATAGTGTAGTCTGCATCTATGCTTTGATCGTTCTCTATAAAGTTAGGAAACTGTATTCCTGATGATCCGTTAATTACAACTGCCATATATTCACCTATGCCGCTAGTTTAGTCCAAATTTCAGAATTTGTAGATTGCTTTGTCCAAGTCTCGCTGTTTACACTCACCGAACTCCACGTCTCACTATTGGTGTCGAGAACAATCCAAGTTTCTGCATTTCCAGACACTTCCGACCACGACTCAGCGTTGACCGCCTCATCTTCCCATTTTCGTCTTGCGTCAATTGTGATTGTCGAAACTGAACTCGATACGCAACTTCGCTCGCGAACGCGCTCCATGTCTGCCGCAGTCGTAGCACTTGCGGATATTGCTGAATCTGCTTCAACAACCGTTTCAAAACTTGCCGTCGCGCTTGATGATGCAGATATGCTTGCGCTGAACAGCTTGATGCGCTCACCGTCTGACGTAACAGACGCGCTCGCAGATACCGTTGCCTCAGTTTGCCGCTTCCTAATGTAAACAACTGCAATAACTGTATCGCCAGCTGCGAGTGATCCAGACTCCCGTAATCGTGTTGAATCGCAAGTGTTAATCGCTGCACAAGTCGCGCTCGATGTTGAGTCAACGACCGTAACAAAACTGGCACTTGTCGTTGACGCCGCATTAATCGTTGCGGATGCATCAATATAATTCTTGCCAGCATCTGCCGCTGAAAAGGATTGTTCACTAAATGCGCCTACACTAAACATTTAGACCACTTTCCAACTAGATCCTGACGGCACAGTGACGCTAACGCCAGAATTTACAGTTAATGGGCCAGCAGATATTGCGTTGTTTCCACTGGTAATCGTGTAATTTGATGCAATCGTATGCGTATGCTCAAATATGGCGCCAGAGATAATGCCGCCAACAGACGTTAAGTCTGCCGGAACGTTTACATCATCATTTGAGTCGGCGTATATCGACTTTTCCGCAGGATAAGTAACAAATACATCTTTTGTCCCAGCGCCAAGATTTAATGCGCTGCCAGAGTTTGATGACTCTAATATCGTTGTGCGGCTTAAAGTCGTGCCAGAGGCCGTATAAGTACCTAGCCCAACCTCGTAGTCGTTGCCTGACACAATTGCATAATATGTCGTGTTGCCATCGCCAACGGCGGCAAAAGACTGAAAGCCGTCTGCAGCGCCGTCAAGCGTTAACGTGCCAGTTCCGGTTGTCGTGCTGGTTTCTTTGACTCGATCTTTTACAACTAAAGCCATATTAGTCCTTAATCAAGCGTGATATCTAAGTCTCCAGCTGGTACACGAAACACGTCGCCAGTCTCAATAGCCTTGGATGTCGTTAGTGACGCATAAGCAATTAAATTACCAGCGCTAGATGCGTCGTAAATGCCAACGTGACTTACTGTGCCGTAGTTTGCAGTCGCTGTAGGAAACTCAACTGCCGCGTCAGTCGTCGCAGTGTTGCCAGATACGCTAAATGTTACGGTCTGTCGAGCATATGCCGTGCCAGATGTTGTGACCTCAGTTCCACTGCCATCCTCGTCTGGATTGCTTGTAAAAAGCGCCAAATATAATGTTGACGGCGCAGTGTACGCGCTGTTCGTAAAGACGTGGTCTAGTAACTCAGTCTCTAAATAGTTGGAGAAACTCATCCTAATCCTCTCACTTTAAGTTTTAATCCAGATCCAGAATGTCTAGATCGGTCTGATGATTCGTTTAATCTTGCAACCGCCGCTGAATACAACTGCGCCCAAACTGTGATCCGTGCATCTTCCTGCAAGTATGGCGCAGAATGCATTAGCGATCCATATAAATATACATCTGGCGAGTCGTCTAGCAGCCAGTTGTCACTGTTTGACGCCAAATCAGGTACTTTAGCAAAGTACAACAGCTCCAGCGTGTAGTCCGCATCTGGCGTCGGATAGAAGTTAAACTGCCCATCTGCATGAGCGTAATACTCAGGCCGACCAGACACATCCTCAGCGCCAGCGCGCTTATCTGCCATAGCATCTCGAGATATTAAATTAACAACGGTCGTGCCTGTGCCTTGTATGCTAACTCGGATTGTCTCCATCCAGTCTGCCGGAACTTGCGAGTATTGATCGCCAGCGTCAATCGTTGCCGTTGATCGAGTTTCCATCTTGTAGTGCCGAATATCGCGATTGATCTGCGACTCCGCTAACTGAATAAACGTCGGTATGACTGCCGTTAGATCACTTCGATTTAGGTAATCGGCGACTGTCGATTGTAATGTGCTGTAGTTTGTTATTGTCATATTCCTATTCCCGGTCTGCGATCAAATGTCGGCACTGGCGGCGCTTTATAATTATCTCTAAATAACTCATAAACACCTTGCCTGATCTCTGGACTTAGATAATTAAACTCATGCATTAAATATCCTTCAACATCCTGTATTCCTTGTTGACTAAAGTAATTAGTTAAATACTCGACCATCTCTGGCGACATATTTTCTCTGGTAAACGCATCTGGCGGCCTTATTGATGGATCGTTACCGTATCCATAAGATGGCTCATCCATAACGCCGCCTCGAGGCACATTGGGATCTAAACCGTAAACATAATCGTCTTTCTTCTGTTGTTCACGAATAGACTTTTCCTCTCGTTTTCTAGCAAAATCCAAGAACTGGCTGCCAAGCCCTTTTGCCCCTTGGATAATTTCATCTAGTAATCCTCTTTTTTCATCTGCCATAATTATCCTTAAAACAAAAGTCCATAATTATTTTTTTTATCTTCTTGTTGGCTAGATAACAATCCACCGCCAACTGGTGCAACTGGCGCGGCACTAAACAATGGCTGGCCTGCCTTAGTTCCTGACTTCATCTCTGGAGTAATGTCCATATACATGACGTCATCTCCATTGTCCAGCTTGCCCATGTAAACTTTAGACTTAAACTTTTTGGCAATTTTTTTCATTGAGTCAATGTAGGCTTTGTCATAATAATGCTTAAATCCATCATAGCCATATTCAATGTCTGAGCCATCTTCGTTTTTTACAACTCTAATTTCAGAATCGTCTACTGGCGCGTTTCTAATTCTGTTAGCTAACTTTTTGCCAAAAATATCTTCTAATGTTTGATAGTTAGATGAATAAGCATTTAAGAAAACAGTCTCTTCATCCACAGGGCCAAAATATGTGTTGTAACCGGGGAAAGTAACAGAATCGGTTTTTTCATCATATTTTATTGAGGGAGTTGTTTGATACTTACCGTATCTTTTCGCCTGAGTTCTTGCATTTGTCAATGCAATTCTGTCGTATCCCTCGTCCGAAGCAATTTTTGCCGCTCTTTTAAGTGCTACGCTATACCACTCATCCTTAAATGGTGCGTCTGGAACGCTGCCATATGAAATCAGTTTATTTTTTAATTCTAAAAGCTTTTCGTTTAAGGGATTTAAAAGTTTTTCTAAACCATCTTTACGTTCTCTATGGGCCTGATAAGTTACCAGTGGATTTTTCTTATCCCAATCACTTATAAACTCTTCTTTCGCGTAAATAATTTTTTCTCTTAAATCCTGATATTCTTTTTCAGCGGCTCGCATCCCTTCAAAATCTGTAATGTATTCAGGATTTGTATACTTTCCTTGGTCATCTGGCTTTCCTCTTCCTGCTTGATGCCAATCCGATTGTATTTCATCTAACAATAATACTTTTTTACCATCATCAGATTTATGATCAGCCGTCCTCATATGGGCTAATACGTTGTTAACACGTGGATAATGAGAAGTTTGATAAACTTCTTGTGTCGCATCATCTGGCAAGGTAAACACAATTTCTCTTAAATTATCGCCACCTTTAGTAATGTAATCGTTATATTGAGGCAATCCGCCGCTTAAAAATTCACGATAAAAATACTGTGCGTTTTCCAGTTCATATCCATCAATTTCTGGATCTAATTGATTTATATATTCCTCAAATTCATAATCTTCCGTAAATCCATAAGGATTTTCTTGATACGTTACCTCTTTAACATCAACTCTGTTATCCCTTATGTATCTTTGAACTTCTTCTGCTGTTACGTTTTTCTTGCCTTTTAAAAACTCATCAAGGCCAATCCATTTTATTTCGCTGTCTTTAATGTTAGGAGTTTTTCTTATATCGTTTAAAAATGATTGCCCAGATCCAGACTTACGATTTAAGTTCATGGCTGCGTTCTCAACTGCGGAATAAAATCCCATAGCGTTAACGTTCGGCCCTGTTGGGCCGCTTGGCGCAACTTGAGGCGATAGACCAAGCCTTTGCGATGCGCTATCTGCCATATCTACAAATTTTTCTCCAGCAGCCTTCAGGCCCGGCTTACTAGCCCGTAACAATCCGCCTACTGTTTGAGGCGCACTAAGTCCAACGCCAAGGACGCCTGCCCCTAAGTCAAACATCTCTTCGCCAGTCAAGTCAGCACTTGCATCACCATAAGATATTTTATTTAGCGCCTCTGGAATTTGCCCAGTGATTACTTCGCCAAGAATTGATGGGGATGTCGTTATCGGTGCATATTTTCCTTGAGCGCCTGTAATCTCAGCGCCCAAACCAGTTCCAAGAACATTTTTTGCAAAATTTCCAACGTCAGGCATTTCGCTAAAATAATTTTTAACGCCAAAAATAGCATCTGAAAAAATACCAGCAATTGGCCCTCGAGGGCTTTCTGACAATCGGTCGTTGGCGCCGGGCGATGGATTTAACATTGAGTCAATGTTATCTTGCATTGTCCGCTGCATTGGATTAAATGTTTCTAATGGCGTTCCGACTTTATATGCCCCTTCAGCAAATGCAAGCGCAGATTCTTTATCTTTCATTTGCAACATATTATTACTTGCCATAGCGTTTATCATTGCAGCCATATTGTCTGGATCGCCATTTGGCAGCACAAACTCTTTTAGTTCACCGTTTGGCATTTGCTGGATAGTTGGAAACACATACCAATTTCCATCACTGCCTTGCTCTGCTGCCATGCGGTGAGTAGATATTGAACCGTCACCATTTAAAATAAACTTGTGACTCTGAGGATTGTAAATCCTGTCTATAAATTCTGGAGCGCCTGCGGATGCTGTACCAGCTACCAGTCCGGGAATGCCAACCATTCCAAGCGCTTTAAATCTTTCTAATTGCTCATCATCCAAAACACTAAACGTAATGTTTTTGCCAAGAGCCGTAAGATCGGCAGACGACGGATTGTTAGGATCTAAAAGCGTCTCAGTTCTAGATACGCCTTGACTGTTTCGCAATGTATCAATTGGGATTCCGCTTGCGTCTTTTGCATATGCCTTTTGAAGATCGGTAAAATTATAAGGGCCAATATTTCCAGCCTCAATTATTGGCGACACGCCCTCGCCGGGGAATCCAGTTGCGTAACTAAAATGTTTAGTTGGAGTCAATTCACCAGCGGTATTAAAAATACCAAAATTACCAAACGTGCCATCTCTAACATTCAATAACTCTGGCTTAGTAACGAGCGTTCGCATCGCGCCGGGGGAAAGAAATCCTTCGCTTTCAAAAAAGTTTTTAGTTCCAAGTCTATTAACAATTGCTTTTCTTAAATCTGCCGGTGCAATCCTCAATTGGTGAACAGATAAAGGATCATCAATACCAGCCCAATTTTCTATTTTGTAATTTTTTGTATAAGTTTCTTTTTTGCCATTAGGGAGATCTCTAGTTTTAGTTACATCAAATCCTTTTTCTCTAATTAACTTGTCTAACTCTTTTTTTGCTTGTGGGCTTAAAATTTCAAAAGCATGAGCCATACCAGTTTCTGCCGTAGCAGTCGAGAAGTCCACTCCCGTAGGAGACATATAATGTGGGGCAAATAATGGAGGCACTCCAAATTGATCTTCTGCCGCCCTAGCAACTTGTAAGTGCCTATTAGCTATTACAGGTTGATTTGCAAATAAAACAGGATCTTGCAGTAGCCCTCTAAACATATAATCATCGCCGCCCTGAACCATAACAGGGCGAGATAAAGGAACTCCATTAATTTCATGGATAGATGTATCTGTTTTTGTTCTATCAACAATAGAGGACAAAATAGGAACTCTTTTATTTCTTTGAGCAAATTCCTCTATGCTTCTAGGCTCAGGAACAATTGGCGCTTGCGAAGCATCTTCTTTCCATGTCAGATTTTTTACAGAATCTATGCCTTTTTTAGAAGGATTGCCAGACCCAGCCTTTGCAATTCTAGGATCAAATATCCCACGAACCATCATCTCTAACAAATTTTTTGCTGGCCCCACTACGCTATCCCTCGCAAGTTACGCCTGATTGGATCGCCCCAGCTCGATGCTTGATTCTGGTATCCAACCGCCAAGTAACGCATTGCATCTGCGCCATGTGATGTCCAGTCATGCCGAGGCCTGCCTCGCCAAGTTCTGCCCTTCTCGTCAAAATCTCGTTGGTATTGCCGCAATGCCTCGATGCCTCGATTGCACTTAGATTCGTCGAACCAGCATCGCCCGAGCATGGATCGCACTGCCTGTATTCCATCATCGACCATTAGCTTTGGTGCTATTGTCACGGGCCTTATCCCTAGCGAATCCAACGTTTCGAGCCGAGACTTGCCAGTTCCCAGCTCTTTGACTTGCACGTCATGCGGTAGGACGTGCGACTCATAAACATAATTCTTGTCTTGCAACACTTTGGCGTAGTGATCTAATCCGACGCCAGAGCTTTCGTAGTAGTCGATCAGCCTGACCTCGGCTCCAACGTGTTGTGCAAACCAGATTGAGGTCGAGTCACCAATGCCTAAATCCCACGCTGTAACGACTCCAACGGCTCTATCATATGGAACTACGGCAATCCGTCCAGTATTTGTTACTTCCTTCATCTCTGTGCCGTAATAAGCGCCAGTGATTGCAGCCTCGAAGCTGCACTCGAACTCCTGCTCGTATCGATCCTCGCCCATTGTCTTTAGCGCCGCGTCTAGCTCATCGCTCGGCAATATGCCAGTGTCACTAGCCTTATGCACCGCCGAATACCACGCTGGGTCATTGCGCGATGCGTCAAATATCTGGAAAAATTCGTTCTTACCTTTGGGAGTACCGATAAACGTTGCGCGGCCTTGACGATCTGCGATCGCTGGTCGAATGACTGTCGACCATGCGTTCGCCGGAAAGTCAGCTGGCTCGTCCAACACCACCGAGTCAAAGTACAGCCCTCGCATCGAGTCCGCTGTCTCGGCGCCAAACAATCGTATGCGAGCGCCATTAGGAAAATCTATGCGCAGCTCGGACTCATTGATCTTGATGCCCGGTATCCCGTGCGTAAATTCCTTACAGTAATCCCACGCCACCGCCTTGGCCTGCCGATAGCTTGGCGCAATGTACGCCACTCGGACGTTGGGACGGTCAATCGTGAGCGCGTCGCGGATCAAGTCATTGATCGCGGCGACAGTCTTGCCGCACCGCCGATGAGCCACCAAACAGGCAAATCGACTCGTTCTATCGTGAAACGGGATCATGACATCCCGAGGTTTGTACGGAATCGTTATCTCAGGCATACCATCCTAAGAAGTCCGCCATCATCGCAAAAGTCGTCAG